TAATTTTTTTAACTCACTCATATTTCTTTTAATAGTAACTCTATCAAACCAATCACCACCTTCTCTTAATGTATATTCTTGAGCAGCATCTGCTATAGCTCCCAATGTTTCAGCAACTTGTCTAATATCGGATTTTCTACTCATTGCCTCTCTATGTTGACCATAAGTTGAAATGATTTCCAAGAAATGTTTTTTCATTTCGGTTGGGAGTTGTTGTAACTCTTCCGATTCTTTGAGTAAGTTTTTTAAACGTATCATATTATTTTTTTAATATATCGTTTTTCTTAATTTTTGAAACGTATCTCATCATTTCTTGTTTGTCAATTCCCATAGCATCGATTACCTTTGCTAATACAAGAATTTCTTTTTTACGAGAAAGACTCATTCCTTTAATTTGAGCTACCATTTTATCCAAATATCTTTCTATAGATACTGGTAAATTGGTATCTAAATCATCCAATGCTTCTTTAACTACTTTATCGTTAATTGCTTTTCCAGGTACTAAATTTACTAGTTTCATATTTGTTAGTTTAATTCTATTATAATTTCTCTCATCAAATCTTGTGGTTTACACCACTTACCACATTCTTCTGCAACTTTTGCCCATTGCTTTGATTCGTTCATTGGTGCCATAAATGCTCCATGTGTAGATGGGTTTGATACAAAATCCCAACCTACTAATTCAAAATCTTCCTGAACCATTACAGTACCATCTCTCAATTCCTTTACTGAACCCAAACCTCTAGATGAGATACCTAAACGGATATTGTTCTTTAGTAATTCTCTTAAAATGTTTCCTGATGGAGTTGAAAGTATTTCTACTACACCGTATACATCATCGCCTTCCCAATAAATTTCTCTAATGTTATGTGATACATTCTTTAAGTTGATAACAGGAGAATCAGGATGGTCCAACTCACCCAGTGCTCTGCGTTCTTTGATAAGTTGTTTGTATTTTTGACATTCTCTCTCTAATATTTCTTTAGGATATCTTCTACCATTTTGGTTAGCAGCACCTGCTCTTTGCAGAATACCCTTTACCAAATAGGTTCCATTTTCTTCTTTTTGAAGTTTTGCTTCAAATAAATGGGTTTCTATTAATAATCCTTTATTCATCTTATTTTATATCTTTTTTAACTTTTTCAATTGCCGTGTCTTTATCGTTAGACCAAGCTTTCAAAAATATATTTTTTAAACCACTTTCTAAATCTGCTTTATCAACATTATCGTTATTTACTTTTTTAATAAGAGATTGAACATACGCAGATTTAACCATTTTATCTGCAGCTGCATCGTTTATTCCGTTATTCTTTTCAATATATTCAGTAACATCACTTATAAATTTTTTATTTGATTCTAATTTATCTAATATTCCTGATATTTCTTTTTCAGTTTCTTTAGAACCATTAAAGTATTTAATTCCTTTTTCTACTAATTCTCCTATATAATAAAATGCAATTTTACCAATAAGGATACCACTTAATGTTGCAAGTATTCCTAAAGCTAAATTTTCATTTACACTTTTTTTTTTCATTACTTCAATTAATATGGATTTTAACTTTATCATCTCCAAGTACCTCTTGCCTGCATAAGTTTTTTAAACATTTCAGGTTGTTTCGCACGGCTCTTTTCTAATTCTTGAGTTAATCTTTCTACTTCTGCTTTAAGTTTGGCTGGCCATTTATCATAATTTTCCCACGGAAATTCAAATTTATTACCAAGTGTAGTTCTTATCAATTGGCGTTGTTTATCCAATATTGCACCACTTTTAGCAAGTGATGCTTTATAATCGGCTTCCAACTTGTCTATTTCTTTTCCTTTGAATTTATCAAGAACTGGTGGCCAGTCAAATCTTTCATCTCCCGCTTCGTTTGTTTTACCAGCTCTTAATGCTGCTAAATCTGAACCTTCAATTTCGCCATCCTTATCTACATCAATTTTCTTTTGTCCTGCAGTTAGTTCTGCTTCATTATATCCTCTTAATCTACCTTCTGATTTTGCTTTATAAGCAGTATCTACGGCATTAAAGAATTTCTTCTTATCATCGTCAGACATATCTGCAATTGATTTACCAGTTTTATCTAACATGTGCTTAAACAATTGTTGATAATCTTGCTCCTCTCTAATTGTTTGCTTAACAAACTCTTTTAGTTGATGTAGTTTCATTACTTTTATTTTGTATTACGCCTTCTTTACTGTATAAATATATATATTTTATTTATCCATTGTAGATTTACCGAAAACTCTTTGTATTTGTGATTTACCAGAAGAACCTACCTTTGATTGTAATATTTTAAGTGCTTCCTTTTTCAAATCAATAGGATGTGAATCGAACCATTCAATAGTACCTTCATTACTTTTTATTGCTCTTCGTCTCTGTCCACCATCATCAATATAATCGGTATAAAAATCATAATGTCTTAATATGAAATCTGCTAATTCTTTTCCATTTTTTGCGGGTGCGTTTTGAATTGCTTCGTTCATAGATTCATATTTAATCATATCTGGATTAAACTTTTCAAAATTCTTTCTTGCCCATTTTACGGCATCTTCATAAGAATTAAATTTAATCCTATCCTGTTTGAACCCTTTTTTCTTATTTAAAAAATCAATATAAACTTTATCTTCATTTACTGATTCACTAACTACCTTATCGCCCCAAAACGATACTGATGGCATGTTTCCGAATGTTGTATCATATTTAGAATCAATGCCAAATCTTGATTTTAGGATTTTAACTACCCCACTACCAAATTTTTTATCTGTTAGTTTAAGATAAACTTTATTCTTATTACCACCATCTTTAATTTGCCCACTTACAAATTTTGAACCTATTGATTTGATAATATCATCTACTACATCTGCAACGAGGTATCCTTTCAAATCAGATTCGTTTACTGATTCTTCTACTCTATTCATTTTCTCATCCGATACCCAATATGCCGTTGAACCACCGATTGAATTACGGAACATCTTTTCCATTTTTTCAGCGTATTTTTTAGCATCATTATATGAACTAAATACCATTGGCTTACCAGTTGTTTTAAAGGTTTTTGGGTCAAATTCTTTTTCCAAATCTTTACCCTGTCCTCTACCTCTGTTGTAGCTTACATAGTATTTACCTTCGTTTATAGATTCTTTTAAGGTTCTTTTTTTAAGAATTATTTGTTGAATTTGTGAAAATATAGATTGTATATCTTTATCTAACTGCTTTTCATCTGCACTCATTGGTGATTCTATATCAACATTAGAGTAAAGTTTTTTCTTTTTAGCAATTAGAACATCTACCTTTTTAATTAAATCGTTTTTTACCTTATCTAAATCCTTTATGATTTCAGATGGAGTTTCTTCGTTTACTACACTATATCCAGTCAAATCAGCTTGTCTCTTTCCCTTCTTTTCTTCACTATCTTTACCGCTAAATGCAAATGGAGTATTGTATCCTTCAACACCACCAGTAGTATTCATTTCATCTACTTTTAATTCGGCATCTTTATACATATCACTAACTTTAGCATTTAATTCATCTGCTAATTTCTTCTTTTGAGTAGTTAGTGTTTTTAATTTTTGTATATGTTCTTTTTCAGCGGGAGTACCTTTGGATTTTTTATATGCTTCCAAATGCTTTTCCATTGCATCAATTACTTTTGAATAATCAGTTTGAATAGCTTTAACTGAACGTAATTCAGCCAACACCATTTCTTTGATTTTATTAGATACTATAGTATTATTTGTAATTGACATTTTAAATTAGTTTAAGCTAATACATAAACAGAACCACCATTGGTTACTGCTATACTTTTAACGTAACACGGAAAAGGTTCTCCTGCAGTTAAATGTGCTAATGAAATAGTTGTTCCACCTTCTAACGTAATTGTTCCAGTCACACCACTTACAGGTAATACACCCCAAACTCTATCTATTAATGAAGCCGAACCTGATGTTACTAATTTTGCGTTATATGTTCTATAATTTGACATTTTTTATTTATTTAAACTATTTTTTAATTCTTTTAATAATTCATAACTCATCATCATTGCGGATAGATGTTGTTCCTTAATTTTTTTAACCGATTTAATTTTTCTAATATTAGATATGGTTTCCGCTAATTTGATTTTTGTTACTTTATCTGGTATTTTAGAACCAACTTCCTTTAACCCATTGATTAATTTAATAATTTCGGTTGAAATATATTCATTCAATTTACCAGTGTTATTAATATTATTTATATATTCTCTTAATAAAAGTTTTTGTTCTTCTGTAAGATTTTTATATTTGTTATTAAATGATTCTACTAGCATCTTATAAGATATTGCTCTCAAATCCTCATCCTGTTTTTTATATTCTTCTAAAACTGCATCTTTGATTCTAGCTTCTTTATTTTGAATAGATGAATTTATAATATTTTCAGCAATAGTAAATCTAGAACTTACAATATCAGTTGGGTCATATTGTTCATTAGTTGATACTACTTCAAATATTTTATAAATAGATGCTAATGTTTTGTAGTTAGAAATTGGAGATTTAATAAACTCATCTAAACCATAAGTTTCTTTAATTTGTTTAATTAAATTATACTTTTCTTTTATAAGCTTCTTTTCATCCAATTGTTTGCGTGCATCTAAAATCGTATCTATAAATTTTTCAGCTTTAACTTCTGAATTATATTTTTCATTTATTAAAAATTGATATAATTTTAATTCTTTAGATAATTCTTTTTTAGCATTAAAATGTTCTTTCAATATAGTTTCCGCTACTGATTTACTAGAAGACATGATTTCAGATGTAATCTGTCTTACCAATAATTCAAATATAAATCCAGTATTCTTAAATTTAGAATGTTTAATTTTTTTCATCAATTTTTATAATTTGTCAGATATAAATATATTTTTATATTTCTTTATTACCGTTTGGTTAAATCTTCTGTCAAAATAGTTTTTTTATTACCATCCATATCTTTAAAAACTTCAAAATATGAACTCTTTCTTGGTTTATACGCAACCGAACCTTCTTTTGCTTTAAGAGTTTTTATTCCCAATGGGTCTCTACCTTCGGGATGGTCATCATGCCCATATCTAACAGGGTCTTTTGGTCTACCAACTTGTCCATCTAATTCAAGTTTCAATTTATTTAATTCTTCTTCAACATTAGTTGGACCACCTTCTACTCCTGTTTCCTTTGCAGGGTCTGTTCCTTGTGTTTCAATTGAAGTTAAACGGAATGTTTGTTTAGTATCTTCTAATACCTGCAACGTCATTTCATCCTGCTCATCTTTTGCCATCTTCATAACAGATTCATACATCCATTCTTTAGAGAACATTTTTGTTTGTTGCATTTGTTGAATTAGGGCTACTTTAGAAGTGTATAATTCAACTTGCTCCTGCTCATAAATTCTAGATGGAACGGTTAATTCCAATGTAAAATCTGTTAAACGGTCATCGTTAATACCCTGTGAGTATAAGTGAACGATTGCAATTTTAGTTAATTCAGAAATTAATACTCTTTGAACTCTTTCAATTGTTTTAGCAAAACGGATATCCATTGATGCCAATGTTGCTTTACCATTAGTATCTTCTTCATAACCCAAATAAGCTTTTGGAATTTTAAGTGCAGCCATCAACTTACCTTTTAAGTAGTTGATATCATCAATCATATTGTATTCTAAACCTTTTAACGTATCAATTGAAGTTCCATTATCACTACCTCGAACTGGCATATAATAATCTTCAATAAGATTCATCATATTGTACTTTAAGTTGTACTCGCCTGTTTTTTCATCAACGAATGGAACTTTCTTCGATGCGTTGATAATTTTCTGCATGTAGTTATCCACTTCGTTTGGTGGGATATTACCAACATCCACTTTAAAAATTCTCTTTTCAGGAGCTCTCATCACTCTGTGAATTAACATTGCATCTTCCATCAACATTAATTGTTTCCACACTCTTCTAGCTCCTTCAACCATAGACTTTCCATAAGGTAAGAAGTTTGAATCACCGTTTAAACGGAAGTGAGCAATTTCATAATTTTCAAATTCCTTTTTAGTAGTCTGACCTACCGCCATATATGGATTTTGATATGGGGCATATACGAATTTAACTCTTTGTGGATTTTCAGGGTCAAATCCTTCTACTCTACTCATTTCGTATGATGATAATGGCATTACGTTTATAATTCCCAATTCATCCGCAATTTCTAATTCTAAAAAGAAATCACCGTATTTTACCAAGTTTCGTGTCCAAGGCCAAAGGTTAAATTCTACATTAAGAATATCATAAAAAAGATTTTCTAATATTTGTTTAACATTATCATCATCGTGATGAATTTTTAAAATATTACCTTGCTCATTTTTAGCAGTACATTCATCTGCATATACATCCAATGCGGATGATAAAATCGGGTCCATATCCATTGAATCGTAATCTCTGAAAAGGTCAATACGAACTTGCTGATATGCCATTGCAGATTCTACCCCACCTACACCGTAGTTACTCACTTTGAGCTTCATATAACGGTCTACAAGGTTAGTTGTCATATTCTGATACTCATCCGTATCGACTATTTTAACTCCCTTTGCCGTTTTTCTAACTATGGTATTAGTTGAAAATAATTTTTGTAACCTACCGAATAATGTTTTATCTGCCATTTTAATATTTTATATCTAATTAATAAAGATAAGTAAATTTTTTCAATTTTCCAAATTTACCATTTTCTACAAGACCAATAGTTTGCTTTATGTCTTGGGCCTGGACTATCACAATTCATTCTTGCTCTAAATGATTTTCTAGCTGCAGGATTTGATTTTCTGATTTTCATTCCTTTTTGTCCAAAGTTTACCTTAACAACATTACCTTGTGGGTTCTTAACATATACTTTGAATTTCTTAACATCACCTTGCATTGGTTTACCCAATTGTACTTCTCTACCTTGATATTCTGCTTCTCTCAAACATTGACAACCTTCATTTAAGTTTTTATCATATCCTCGCATAAAAGCAATGAAGTCTTCCATATCCTCATCTTCAACATCGTATTCTTCTGGTTCAACGTATCCGTAGTTTACATCATCATCTGAATTGATATCTTCACTTATAGGAACGCAATTAGGAACTTGTCTACCTCCCTTATCTTTCATACCAACTTGCTTATATCCATCCCAACAAGCCTCATTTAATTCCACACTTTCACTGCAAGTTTTCCAACCACCACCTTTTTCTTTGTAGTTTTTTGCAGCCCATCCGTTTGCGTATGCTGATGGATAAACATCAAATTTAGATTTTGCTGCTGCTTTAGATGCTGCCCATTTACCTGCATCGGTTGGGCAATTCTTTTCTAAAAATAGGTTTATTTTTTCTTCTATACTCATAGTTTCATTTTTTGGTTTGGTTGAAACATTTATTGGTTTTTTGCCTTGTCCACTACTATCTTTACCACCTCTACCCGCATCATTTTGTGCAGCTCTTTTTCTTCTAGTAGCACTTTCTTTTTCTTTTTTACTCATTCCAGCAGCTTTTGCCGCAGGAACACATTTTGCATAACCCCTTTTTTCTCCCGAAGTTCCGCATGGCGGATGCTTACCATCGACTTTTTTGCCGATGTTTACCCATTTTTCTTTAAACCATTTATCTAAATCTTCGTTCATCTATAAGAGTTTCAATATATAAATATAAAAAAATTAACGAAGTAACCAAGTTAAGTTTTCTACCTCACCTCTACCCACTTCCATTTCATACGGATTCTTGCCAGACCAGCCTGTGGAATATACTCCATCAAACTGATTTATTTGAGTTGAATTCAACATACTCTTTGTTAAATCAATTCCTTCTTGTCTCAAACGAAGTGCGGTGTTACGAACCCAAAGTCCGATTGCTAATGCCATTACCAAGTCATCATTGTATCCCTTCATTGCTTCTGCTCTACCACCATGCCAAATAAATGTAAACATTTCATCTATCAATCTACCACTACGAATGAGGATATCCTTATCACTCATGTATGTATCCAATGCTGATATGATAAGAGGACGGGTTTTGGATGTTGTAGAGAATCCAGCAACCATTTGTTTTTCATCTCTATAAAACTTATTACTCATTTGTTTTTCAACATCAATATATTTTAGGTCATTACTCATATAGAATAAATTACCATACTGTCTATCAATTATTTGTTGAATACATGCCCAACCTACGTTTGAGTTTTCTACGACTAATAGAGCGTTATTATATTCCGTTGCCAACGATGTTAAAAAATTACCAAAATGTTTTGTTTCAATCTTACCTCTGTATTCGGCTACTTGCGTACAATCTTCAATATCAATTATTTGTGCAGTAGAATAATCGGCCCCATCTCCCCTTGCAACGTCAGCTACAACCATATATTGTTTATTGTAATTTGGATATTCCCAAATCCATAAATTATTATCAAACCCTCTTTTTTCAATCGGGTCCATTACATAGGTATCTTTATACCAAGTCAATAATGCAGGGTCAATTATGGTATCACCAGAACCGATGAAGTCACAATCACATTCTTGTGCCGAACCTTTAACTCCCAAAATACGGGTTTGTTCATCTCTCCACGCCTGATTTCTTTCAGGGTGAACTGTCCAATGTAGATTGATACAATTAAATCCGTTTGCACCACTCTCACCATCTACCCACATTTTGTGAAACCAGTTACCCACACCATTCGGAGTAGATAATACAATTGCAGCTCCACCCGTTGATAGAGTAGATTGCGCTGATAACCAAATTTCATCAATATCTCTAATGAATGCAGCCTCATCCACTACCAATAGGGATAGGGCTTCAGAACGTCCTGCATCAGGTGAGGATGCGATTGCTTTGACCTGTGAACCGTTTTTTAATTTAAGTGATAGTTTGTTATCTTCAGCTGCCGCAGTTCCTCCATCCCTCAACCAAACGGGAAGTAAATCGTGCATTACCCTAACTTTTTCTACGAGATTTTTAGCTACCGTCACTTTTGTTGCAATAACCAATGCATTATAATCCTGATTGAATATCATTTTCCAAAGAATAAATCCCGCAGAAAGAGTTGATAAACCTAACTGACGAGATTTTAGAATGATATTAAAACGATGGTCTTTAAAATCAGTTAAGCAATCCTCTTGAAAAGAATAAAGGTGAAAGGGTATTTTCCCTCTCACCGGATGTTGAATAACACAATATTTCTTCATAAAGTAAATGGGGTCTCCCGCGCATTTACGATATTCTTCAGAAATTATTTCTTTTAAAGTTTTTTTTGGTTGTCCTTGAACTCCCATATTATTTTTTTAATTTAATCTTCCAATATGTTCCAAATCCAACATAAGGAGAGAATGCACCATTTATTCCATCGGTAGTTCTATTATTAACACCGATATTTAAGTTGTATATTTTATCTTTTTTTGTTTTAAGAATTAGACCAGCTCCTACTGCAGATACATAATCTTCTTTGTTGAATCCCCCATTCAAACCAAAATACACCTGATTTTTTGCAGGTTCTTTAACGATTAATTCTTCTTTGATGATTCTTTCTCTAACTTTAGCATCAAATGTTCTACCTAAAATTCTGTTTTGAGATATAGTATCAGTTACAGATACCGTTCCCAATGAATCAGGTAATACCAATACATCTTTGTATAATACTTTTGAGTAATAATTTTTAAGTAATGCCGCAGTATCTATATTAGATGGAATAAAAACTTCTTTCTCTACGATTGTTTCGTGATAAATATCTTCTCCTCTTTTAGTTACAACTTTAGTTTTGATTACATCAACGGTATCAATTGTATGTTTAATAACTTCATATTTTTTACCATCTATTGTAATAGTTCTACCACCTGGCATAACTCCACCTGGATTAAACCATTGTAATAACACATAAATAATCAATGCTGCTATAGCAATGTTCTTAAAATTCAATAATTTTTTCATAATTTTTAATTTTTTATAAGCTCTGAATGATTTAATTCTCGTAACTTATCTTCTAATGCTAACTTTCTTTCTAATAATGCTTCTATTGCATCGTATGCTCCATCAATATCAGTTTTTAAATCAACTTTTACTTTTTCAATATCAATATCCCATTGCCATTTACTAAATGAACCATCTTCGTTAAGCATTTCAATTTGTTGAGTTACACTATTAAATGCTTCTTCTAATTGTGATTTAGTATCTCTAACAAAATCTAATTTATTTAATGTTATTCTATAATCTTCATAAAACGCCCAACTACCATCTTCTCGTAGTGATTGTTCTATTTTTCTCATACAAGTTACACAATATCCAGTTCTAACAATTAATTTTTTATCTGCATTACTATATTGTATTGTTCCACAATTTTCAGAAGAACAAGTTGTTAATTTTTTTAAATATTCTCTGGCATCATCTAATTTGGTGGTATTAATTTTGAAACCTTCTTTTTGTTCCCATTCATTACCAGCTTCATCTACCCAAATTTCTCCAACTTCTTTTTTTGTTTCATCTGCCTTTTCATAACCAAACACATTTTGATTATCATCGGTTCTACCAAATACCGTATCTATAATTAGTTTACGAGATTTGTGTATGTGTTTATTTTTTTCGTCAAAACTTTTTCTTTTTGTCATTTTTCTATATTGTTATAACCTATTTATTAATAATATATATTAAATTTATTCGTAAAATATACCTAAAATTTGATTTAGTGGTGCAAATGTACCTGTTAATTTATAAGTGTTACCTTTATAAACGAATACAATACCTTCGTTTGGAACTATTTTATCTTTACCACCTATAGATGCTAATCTACTTAATTCCATTTTTAATTTAGCTATTTTAGATACATCACCACTACCTCTTACCTTTTCTGCAGTAGATTCCAATCTGCTTTTCATATCGGCAATTGCTGAATTTGGATTTGCGGTTAGTACTGAACTCATAAATGAAAGAACATCAGCACCTACTCCCAAAAATATTTCTTCAAATTGTCTAACATTTTCTTTTTGTTGCTTTGCTACATTTACTTTATCATTTTCAATTGCCCATTCTTGAGCTTCTTTATCAGCAATAGTATTTAAACGGAATGATTTATCACCAAATGCCCATCTTCTTACCAATGCTTCTTTTTCTAATTTTTGTAATTTAACTTTTGATTTATTTACAAAATTTTCCCACCATGCTTGATGATATTCGGAAACACCATCATTATTGGATAACCCAAATTCAGATTGTAATTTTTGTAATTTACTTAAATATTTATTTTGTTTTGCACTCAAATCTTCATTTTTAGGAAGTTGTGTGACAGGAGGTCCTTGAATTGTATACTTTGATTGAACATCGGCATTCACCTGCTTAATCATTCCTGCTAATTTAGTTGCAGCTGATTGGTCAGCACCTACCGCACTTCCTTTTTCATCATAACAAGTTGTGTTATGGAATACTAAAAGAGCCTGTCCATACGGAATAACATTTACCGAAGTTGGCCAAATTACTTCCAAATTCATAAAACACTGACCTTCGTTAAATATTTTCTTTCGTTGTGGTTCTGAAAGAGATTGAACTGCTGCTGATAAATCTTTCATTGCAAAGTTATAAGCATCGGTTAATCCACCTCTGCCACCAAATTTAGATGCAACATCTTCAATTCCCATTGCGTTTGCTCCTGCATTTGCCAAATGTCCTTTGTTTCTTGCTGCAATTAATCTACCATTTTTCCAACTGATTGCCAATGCCTGTCCATCGGTTTTTTCTCTTGTCAATTCCAATTCACCAGTTAATGCACCAGTTATTATGTTTTTTAAATCACCAAAAGTTAAATCCATATCATCAAATGGGTGAGACATGTGCCCGTATGCACCACCTTCAGTTAAAAGAGATTCATTTACTAATCCTGTTTTTGAAAAATCACCTTTAATAGTACCACTTTTATTTACTGAATAAACACGAACACCAGCTTTTTGAATTTCGTCTGCCACTTTTTCTACAACA